AGGTCACCGAAGTGACCTCTGTTGCCATAATCAACGTTGAACTAGTGGAACTGATGGATAGAACCTGGATACTTGAAGGGTACTCTAACAGACAGTTCCAATACGACCCGTAGGAGCATAATCATGGACGGATACTTCATAATAGTCAGCGAACGGGAGACACTAAAACGTGTCGACATATTCGACGTAGCTGACGAAGGAGCGGCCTTAGATATCTACAGGGCCAAAGTAAAAGAAGGGTATGCCGTATCTGTATGGAAAGGTATGAGGATACGTGTATCTCGGTAGACGAGGAGGAAACTATGAGTACAATCACAGTTGAACTAGTACAGAATGGAGACTTTGCCATTATGTATGAGGTACCATTAAACACCGGTGGTTCGTGGCTCTGTACTACCAGAGACATAGCTGAAAGCATAGTCGCAAAGTTCCCAGAAGAGGCGCTCGGTGTAAGAGAGCGCATGATCCTATACAAGGCGATTGGTGGGGAATGAGCACCATGGACAGCCCAGTAACACTACAAACCTCGCAAGGTTCTAATTTTATGGACCCTAAAAGAATTCAATTTGCCTATAGCTTTGACTATCGCTGGTTCTATATTATAATAATATGAATAGAGTTACCACATATGCACAGGAACTTTGTTCATATTAAACCATGACTAACAGAGGAGACAATGTCATGAGCAAGTCAGCAGCAAAGACCGAAGCAAAGCAGGAAGCGAAGCCCGCAGCGGCCGAAGAGAAGTCCGTAGCGGCGCTGAGCAAAGCACAGACGACAGCGGTCGGCAAATTGGCCACTGTGTCTGCACGGATCAGGTATCTGGACAGCGAAGGATTCAGCCGTTCGGACATCACCAAACTGATCCCGAACGCGAGCGGGGGCCAACTCCGCTATCAGCACGTCCGAAACGTGTTGATCACGCCAGTCGGCAAAGCCAAGTAGCTGAGCCGGTGAACGGAGCCTCACCCAATACGTTCCTCGTCCGAACGGGTGGGGCTCCGTTTTATTCGTATGAGGAACAAACGAGGAAATCAAACGACGAGGCGCTAACGCGGGCCCGTCGTACCAATGCAAACCCGTCAAATAAATGCAACCGGAGGACACAATGTTATTATCAGACCTTATGCACCAACGTGATGAGCAACTCATGGCAGTTAATGAGATCCAACAAGACATCAGGATAACCGAGAGCAAAGTTCTTGACCAACTGATCTCGAAGCAGATGTCCGAGATGTTCAACATCAACTGGCGGAAGCTTCGTACTGCCATACGACACGAGAAGGATTAACCCATCGCGGGGTAGCTCAGGAATGTGGAAGAGCGTCAGTCGGATCAACTGGAGGTCGCAGGTTCAAATCCTGCCCCCGCTACCATCTCAACCTAATCAGAGGATATAACCATGAGCTCGGAAATCAAGACTATATACGCAGTCGTACCACGCACCGTTTGTGATGGGCATGCTGCCCTGCGCTGCGAGAACGTTACTCGTTGTGAGACCCACGAGGAAGCGCTCCGAGTAGCCACGAACCGGCTAGATAAGCGATCGTACAACGGTATGGTCATCTATCAGGCTGTAACACTCGTCCAGAGAACGGCACCGCCCATCGAAGTGATCGCCCTCGATGAGAATACCTACAAGGAGCTTTGACATGCAGATCAAACTGATGTACAAGATCCACTGCCTCAACGTAGCACAGGGACTATCACGGTCGGCGAACAATGACACGTTCTACGAGACGTATGAGCAGGCGCTTGAGCAGGCCCGCAGTTACGTCGACCACGATCGCAGCTCTGACTCGATGGTCATCTACAAAGCACACGTGCTCGTACGCCCAGCACAAGCCCCTGTTGAGGTCCTGACGATCACAAACAAGGGCATCACAGTTCCTTTCCTGAAGTCGTTCCTTACGGGAAGACAGGCAGAATGAACTGGTGACATAACGTAGTCCTGTGGGAGAGGGCTACATCATGTCAACCAACCAACGGAGGAATAGACATGAACGACCTGCAGAACTTCAAGGACGCGCTCGCGACGAGCCTCTATGATATGACAACCAAAGAGGCCATCGAGCAGAACGTTTGTATACAATGCAAGCAACTCCCAACGTTCTATTCAGAGGCTGGCAAGGCTGAATACCAGATAACGGCGCTTTGCGAACCATGCTTCGATGGCATAACACAGGAGTAGTAGACATGGACGCAGACGAGTTCAAGAAATGGTTACACGACACAATAGACGAGTGGCTCAGCGACTTTGACCCAGCAGACGAGAAGATCGTACTCCTCGAATGCGCCGACGCAAGCCTTTCGTACACGATAGACCACATCTACTATTTGGCGCCGCCCACCGAGGAGGAATAGACATGAAATGGTTCAACGTAACAATTAGAGCTAATGCATCCAGACTGATCAACAAGCAAATAGGTGCTCTTGAGACGATCCAGTCGGAGTTCGGAGTACAGGCCAAGGACGCGTTGGATGCAGTGACCCTTGCTACTACCACGTTCAAACAGGACTACAATATGTGCAACCTAGAGGATCTGGAGATCACAGACATCCTCGTAGAGCCGCACGTGGAAGACGGAGAAGAACTGGATGGCGGCTTTCTTCGGAGGAGACAGGCATCATGACATACGTTGTCGTAGTCACAATTGCCAGTCGGGTACGGGTGTACGGGCAGTGGTACATGCGGGAAGACGCCGAAGATTGGGCAGAGAAGGGTTGCATAGGACTGTCCTATGAAATCGTACAACTGGAGATGGTACCATGAATGACACTGGCACAGTGCATTGGATCAGACCCGGAGGGACTGTTGTTGTGGAGACGAACGTGCAGTCTCCGTCCTTCGACAAGATGAAGGAGTTCCTTGACGGGCATTCGGAGCACGTCAGCGTCCTATACAAAGGGAAACCGGCGTCCATGTTCGTCCACGAGTTCGGCCGGATCCTAGGGCTGCCCCGTAACGCAGTGGCAACCGAGATATACTTCGCCGCGTCAAGGGCAAGAGGCAGGGACCCGATGGCTGAGTTCGAAGCGCGTGAGACAACAGATCCTAAACCAGAGGACGCAATACCTGGAGGTGGTGTGCTACAAAGGGACACACAAGTCATCAATCTTGATCCCACGCCCAACGAACCGCCAGGGATCCACGGACCGGCAATACTGTTGGAGGGCTTTCCGCTATGACCATAACCATGTACATAATACAAGCAGTCGGGGTCACGATCTCCTTCGCCGTCCTGTTGTACATAGTATGGAAGGGAGAACAAGGATGAGGAAACGAGACGTACCAAAGCTGATGAAGGGCGACTACATAGAGCTCAAACACAACCTGGGCAAAGGTACAGTCACTCGAGTGGTCTTTGAAAAGATCATGAAGGCCGATCCTGACGGCAGGTATCCACTAATCCGATTCAAGGACGCGACTACGGACAAGGAGTCATGGTGCACCTATCTGGCGATCGACTTCTGGCCAAATCCAGCACTTGCACGACGAGTACAACGATAGGGAGAACGAGGATGATGGACTTAAGCAAATGCAGATGCCAGGAAGCCAACCTGCTAGGTATATGCATTAACAATGAGCCAATACCATGCGGAGAACCAGGAGCGAAGGTCGTATTTCATCAACACGACGGACGCAACGTGTACGTAATGTGCGAAGCATGTGCGGATCACAACATTCGGAATCGTAGGGGCATCGAACTGGTGCCCAAAGAGGTATGAACATGAACACATACCAGGCGGGACGTCTAAGGGAAGGCGACCATATCCGCTGCAGGCACAATCTAGGCCAAGGGACTGTCTTACGTATCCTTTGGAACGAGCGCGATCGCGGGCCTACATTCACCAGGTACCCAATGGTCGAGTTCTTGGACGACGTAACAGGCGCACATAAGTGGTGTGTATACCTGGTGATTGGGTCACACATTCATAGACCAAGGAGTAGACAATGAGCACGATATGCACAGCAACACTGACAATGGAGCGCACAACACCGGGGGCCGTGTTATACAAGAACGTCAAGGAAGGACAAGTCGTAACGACCTTGTACCTGCGTAAAGATGGACTCACGCAGCCGTATCCAGGCGAGATCCAAATGACCATTTCCCGTCAGGATGATGAAGACTGACTACGACCCCTCAAAGCGCTTTGTCAAGGACGCCCAGGGGCGAACCATCGACACGCACCCTAAAGTCAAGGCTGCACAAGAACGGTATTATAAAGAGACGCATCGCAAAAGGGCGCAGGAAGATCAGCAGAAGTAACTGCCACATTAGACCCGAGGACCTCCGTCTCGGGTCTCTTTTTCCTTGTGTAGTATGCCTAGGCACAATGGGCGGCCCACAAAGGACGAGCTGCAAGTCCTCAAGTCTAACGCGCGAACCCTACAAACCTCGCCTGGTTCCGATTTTGAACACAAGAAGCCTCTTGAAGGAACATCGATGGTCCCTATATAATAGAGATAATAGAAAATATAGTAGGAGAAGACTATGGTCAAGTTTATTGACATCGACCCCAAGGACATTGACACTACGCGCATAGGGCGTCGTGGAAGAGTGTCATATCCAATCCTTAAGGCATTCATGGAACGCAACTCAAAGGTGAGTAAGCTCGATCTCACTGGGTTTCATAAGAACCCTACGTACTTGCGGGCTGTTCTTGCCGCATACGTGAAGAGTCACCAGCTGCCCATTAAGATATTCGCTGCCGGTGGCGAGTTGCATCTAATGCGCCTGGACCTCGACAACGACAACAAGTCCATTCCTTGGGATCCTGAAGCACAGGTGACCGATGGGGCTAGTGGTCTCGAGCGCGATATGGAAGCCGTGCCTATCACTGCTTCGGAGGTCAAGAAGCGTCACACGAAAGAAAAGGGCGCGACTGCGAAGTGAGCAATCTCCTCGTCATATGTGCTAAAAGGTACAACGGCCACGAACTTTGGACAACCCTCGGCGTTTTCCAAGAACGTGGTCATTCCTTTGAGGTCGTATCGCAGGAGACGTTGATTCGCGACGAAATGACACTTCGTCCGAACACAATCGAACGCACCGTGTACGATGTCGAATGCCACGAAACGGCGGATTTTGATGCCGTAGTGGTTATATCGGGAAATATGGCAGATACCGAAGCCTATTGGACTGACGACTTTGTGGAGGGGCTGTTATTAGAGTTCAAGGCCGCAGACAAAGTATGCGCAGCAATATGTTGCTCAGTCCCAACACTGGCACCTATTGCTAAGGGCATCAAAGTCAGCTATTTTCCGCTCCTACGTGCAAAGCATAGACTGCGTCATTATGGGGTGCTTCCGCAGAACGTTAGCTTGACGGTCGATGGAAGATTCGTGACGGCAGAGAACCAGATGATCACACAGATGTGGGCGGAAGAGATATGCAATGTGCTAGAGGGCAAACCACAAGAACATGTAATGCATGATAGTGGCTTCGAGCCTCTGGGCTCCGAGCGACAAATGGACCCCGCAGTTAGAAAAGCCATTGATGAGTCCCGCGGGTACAAGATGAAGCTCAAGATAGACAAGCGCACGGGTAAGAAACTATGACGAAGGACGAGAAACTCGAGGCAACAACCTATCGCATCAAATGTTGGGGTGCGAGCAGCTACCAGATCGACAAGCTCATCATGGGCGTTGAGGTAGAGCAATACCAGCTCACTATCAAGTCCGAAGGACGCGCCAGTCTGGATCTGTGGTGCAATTGCCCAGGATTTCGAATTCAACAGTTCCCGAAGATCGAGCACAAGCATATCAAGATCGCGCTGGATTATCAGTCCCGTGGCGAGCCCACCTGGGCAGAGTACACGATCACAGGAACGGGAAAGAAAGCCGAGATCAAGTTCATAGGAGACAGCCATGAAAACGGAAGTGCTAATTAAGAGGCTGAAAAAGCTGGAGCAGGATACAAAGCTGCTCCGCCCGAAAGCAATTGCCATTCTTAGGGGCCTAGACGATAAGACACTAGCCTCTCTTGAGGACAATACGGACGTCAATGGTTACAGTAGGGTGGTGCGTAAGGTACACGGCTACCCTTCGGATCTCTCATTGATACGCTTAATCAGGCTACTGGAGGCACTAGATGGCTGAAAGTGGCACAACAGCGTGGAAGCCAGACGGCCGACGCAAAGATGGACCTAAGAAGGGCCACATCAAGTGGGTGAGGTTTCACATGAGCTCACGAACACCATACCATGGCCGGTACATGCATCACGACGCCATAGGGCTAGTTAAGAACCTGATCAAGAAGTTGCGCATATCCAAGCATCGCGTCGAAAAGAGCATGCATAGACACCAAGCGAGGTGACATCATGAAGAGATACCCCAAAGTCTTCACATCCTACTGGAACGGAGAAACCAGAGGCTACTGTGGTATCTTGGAAAAGGATGACTTCAAACACGAAGCGTATCTAGCATGGAAGGCTGGACGCGCACATGAAAAAGAGATACACGCGAATTCCTGGACGCTCCTACATAGGCAACCAGCCGAACCAACCCAACTACCAAGCGAGGTGACATCATGACAAAGAAGTACGCATCAGCACTAACAGCAACAATAACGCCCGACAACTGGGAAGAAAAGCTTAACCTACCTCAGTTGTCGCTTGACGACGTAACCGACTTGATCGGGGACTTTAAGAGGATGGAAGCGCTCGGCAAGAAGTTGACAGGCTATCTCAAGTCAGCAGCCAGAGCGAGAATGCCGGACGACGAAGACTTCTATGAAGGACCGCGCTTCGCACTTCAGTTCAATCCACGCTCCAGATCTGGAGCGTTGGACGAGGTAAAGATCACTGAGGAGATGGGCGAAGAGTGGACTGAAGCACATCGCAAGCCACCCATCGAGTACGAAGAGATGCGCGTATCGGCCGTCGAAGCATGAGCAGTAGAAGAGAACGCAGGTTCTGCGCATTCTTCTGGTTCGTAGGCTGGGATTGCATAAGTCTGGGTGCTCATGTATCATTGATGTGCCCAAACATAGAGATCCACGTGCCATTCGGGTTCTTCAAACTCGGCTGGGACTACCGCTATCCTGACGCTGAGTACCTCAACGCAGAAGACCTCGACGATAAGCACATGTTTGGATGGGAATCAAAATGAAGCCAACAACGCACATCCGCAAAGGACGAGAGATCCGTTGCGTTGATCCTAAGGATGCCAAGATGTACAGCTCCAACAATCAGGCCAAGAAGGCGTCCTTCAAGATCCAGATGGAAGCAGACGAAGCACTTGGACGCGGCACAGTGAAAGTCATCTTGTATACGGCCAGGAAGCGACAGCGCAAGCGTGCAGGGAAGTTCAACGTAAAGTAGGAGACGGATTATGCTTGGGGGATTATGGAACCTGATCAAAGGTATATTCATGGGAGCACTTACGGTAGCAGTCATCGTATTCATCGTTGTCTCGTGCGTTGGAATAGTAATGGGTGACGAGACCATCGCCACACGACCAGCACGCCTCGGAGAACAGGATCGGCGCATAACGGGGTATGAGGCACCCATACATATGGCAGAGGAGCATACGCACGAGATCATACAAAAGGTAGACTCGCTCGTAGAGTTCCAATGCACGGAAACTAATCTATACCTGTTAGCTATGCTCGAGTACATTGCTAGGCGCATAGCTCGGAACCCGGATCTCGGGTACATTTACAAAGACGCGATCGTCGCAATCAGGGAGAGTTGGTGTGACGACTAAATATATACCTGCACTGAAAGACAAGGACGAGAATGTATTCCTAGGATTGATGGGCTTTTACGACGACTACCACGAGGCAAAGGTGAAGTTGTATGGCGACTTTATTTTTTGGATACCCCTTGGGCTCTCGACGCACGGCGTAGTGGAATATGACGAGGAGGTGGGACTCCCAAATATTCGCTGCGAAGTAGACCACCCGCGATTTGGCATATACAAATGCTCCATCATCTCCGGGCCTAAATTTGAGGAGTGGCAAAGTGGAGATTGATGTGAAAGATAAAGGCCTTGATCAAGACATAGAACTAGCAGATCGGGTTATAGCGCTTATCCCATCAGGACGTAAAGCAAGTCACAGATTGTACTGGATTGAGAATGTATGCATTGGCTACGCTGAACGATTCGTCCGTGATTGGCGAGTAGCTGGAACGTGTCTTGAGAGAATGTCCTGTATGCAAATATCAGAACTCTGTGAGAAATCAGACGGCCTGCTATATCACGGCTGGCTAAAAGACCCACGCGCCATCATGGAGGCATATGTTATGGAGAAGGGCTATGGCAACTAAAGACTCTGATTTGGACAGAATACAACTTGCAGAGGCGATAGGTGGGCCAATATGGGAAGCATATATTGATCCGGGCAAGCACCCAGAATGTGTTGATCTACCAGACCCAGAGAACGACGCTAACGACGACTATGCGGTGTTGGAGTGGATGCGGGAACATCATAGGGCAGAGCTTCGTCGGGCGTGTAATGACCTCGGGAAAAGTTACGCATGGAATTATCAAATAGGCGACTACGCCAGAGCAGCATTGAAGATGATTAGGAGTATAGCAAGTGAAGATTGAACGACCAATGTTGGCAGCTACAGTCGCCTACGACGACCTTGAAAAGGTTGAGTGGCCTGTATTGTGTTCCCCCAAGATCGATGGCATCAGATGTCTGATCCATCCTGAGCTCGGGCCCGTCACACGTTCGTTCAAACCGCTGCCAAATGAGCACGTGCGTGAACGACTACTCATATACGCAGGCCATAGCTACTTAGATGGAGAGCTCGTATCAGTTGACAACAAGGGCACCATATTGACCTTCAATCAAACGCAGAGTGCCATGATGAGTCACAATGGCCAGCCCCTATTCGTGTTTATGGTCTTCGATTGCTTTGATCGTCCCGACTGGGACTTTGGCAGTAGACACCTGCAGGCAAAAGAGACATGCAAAAAGATTAACAAGCCTGAGATCCAACTGCTCGTGCATAAGGTTGCGCATAACATGGAGGACTTCATTAAATTCACTGACGCATGCATCGAAGCAGGGTTCGAGGGCGCAATCATTCGAGCTCCTGCGGGCATCTATAAGAGTGGTCGCAGCACCCTCAAGCAAGGCTGGTTGCTTAAGTATAAGCAGTGGGCCGATGCCGAAGGTACAGTTATTGGGTTCGAAGAACTCATGCACAACGACAACCCCGACAAGCGGGACAAATTCGATCTGGCCAAGCGTTCTAGTCATAAAGACAATATGGTCCCTGCGGGCACTCTAGGTGCGCTAGTCCTTGATACTGCGTGGGGCGAGCTTCGTATAGGTGTCGGCTTCGATCAAGCAACCCGCCAAGCAATTTGGAATAGGAACGAAGTAAAGAACTTGGGTGGTGGTATTACGATACATGATATGCCCCAACCTGACATAGGAAAGACAGTCACGTTTAAGTACCAGCCACATGGGATGCAGGATCTACCACGTTTTCCTGTTTTCCTGCGCTTCAGGGACAGTGAGTAACCACGGAGGACTCAGCATATGATATCGGATGCAGAACTAATTGCGGAAATAGTAGCCTTTAGACGAAGCGTAGAGCGACTCATTAGGCGGTTTCCTCGAGTGACGCACCAGTGTTGCGTCGAGCTCCTCGGCGTCCAAACTGACCTGATGACGCATACGCTAGGATCCTATGTGGCACAATATGCTATGGCCCACATTCTGGACCATGACGGCATGGACTGCGCCGTAGACATTCTGGACGGCATAGGGGCCCGCACAGATCACGAGGCGAGAGCAGCATTTGTACGAATGGCAGAACTCCATGGCATTGAAATCCCCTTTGCTGTGGAACTTGACGTCAACATAGCAACACGCAATGACATTTTACGCATGATCGAACGCGGAGAAGGACAATGAACAAACTATTGAACAATCCACCAGTGATTCGGGCTATAGTATACATACTCCTGGCAGTAATGTTGCTTTGGCTATGGCTTGGTGAAGATGCAGAAGCGGAGACAATCTTTGGCATTGGGCCTGCCTTTGTCTCGGGACACTACTCGAACACGATTGCAATCACCCTACACGAACGCTTCGGTGGGCGATGGGAAGTTGGCCTCACGCTCGTTGGAGAGCAGACCACCAAACATAGCCAGTTCGTTGGCAACAATTTTGCCTTTGGTGGGCGACTGATTATACCATCACCGAAGAAGCGCTTCGAACTCTCCTTTGGTGGCGCCGTCTGGGCAAAGCAAAACGTCATAGTTTCTTGCGAGAGCCGATTCACACTCACGCTGGGCATAGCATGGAACATCCGTCGTGGTCCATGGAACTTAGCAATAGACCACGCGTCTACCGCCGGAGTATGCAAGCCAAACCCAGGCCAGAATATACTATCGATCAGGAGAAAATTCGGATGAAAAAGCATTTTGTGACATTCTACAGTCCCGGCACTTTCGTTGCCGAACAATCAACGAAAGACATTGACTCTTGGGATGTTGATGCGGCGCAGAAGATGGCTGAAAACGTCAAAGAGCGACATGGGGCGATACCCTACGCCTTTCAGTTCTCCACTCGTACACGCGGCGCTGATGATTTAGATAGCCATGTTTCTGAACGCAGTCCCATGTACTTCGTCAATTGCAGGATTGAAACTCTGGCCGAGGTTGAAGAGCGTAATGATCCAAAGGAACGGATACTACGCAGCAATATGCGAAACAATGGATATGACCGGATAGCTATAACCACGAAAGGCTGGAAATGGACCCAGCCTGTCGGAGCAGACGATATGGTTCTGCCTTAAAGGAAGAGCAACTATGCATAAGAAAATACGCAACCCACTACCGCCAGACAACGTAGCTCGTCCGACGCCACCGCCGAATCCACCTCGCCCGCCATCTTGGCAGGACGACATCGATGAGATTCGACGTCTGCGTGATGCACTGGAACAGGCTACTCGCTGGATTCCTGTCAGCGAACGACTGCCGGAGCCACACATCCATTTCCTCGCACTGAATCGTAACGGCTACGTCTTTGAATCAGCAATGTGCTACGGAATGCATGAACCGTGGTTCACATATCCGCGAGGTGATGGCAATGCATCCAACACAGCCCCCGACTGGATCGATGTGACTCATTGGATGCCGAAAGGAGCGCAGCCATGAAAAAACTGATAAGCATACTGTTACTACTGGCCCTATTGGGAGGTTGCGCCACCACAACAGACACGAAATACGAGATTGCATTTCAGGTGATTAACGCAGTTGATGCTTACACAACGGCCCAAATTCGACACACGCAAGGTGTTGAGGAAGAAAACTCGATCACCCGATCGCTCATTGGCAAACAGCCGAATGAAACTGACGTTGCCCTATTGTTTATTACATACGGAATCAGTCATTACATAATTGCAAGAGCATTGCCAGAAAAGTGGAGGCGCTTTTATCAAGTGGGAACGATCGCATATTCGACCTCGCTGGTGATTAACAACTGTCAGATAGATCTCTGCTGAGAACGTACTTGAGTCCGACGAGATCACCAAAGGGAGCGGTAGAAGTAACCCATGATCGATTTGGTTCGCAATGAGTTTGACCAGCCTGTCTGCACACCAGAGAGGCCGTGGAAGGAAGGTGACGAAACCCCAGTCGTGCATCCGAAGGCCCGAGAAGTTGGCGAACAAATGGATGGATGGCCTGGTGGCGATATCGTTCGAATGGAATGCCCGACTTGTGGGACGCGCTGGAAAAAAGAGCTACCACAGTAGGAGATAGACGGTGAACCCGAATAATTGCGCAACATGCGAACACAAAAACATGAAATCACCTGATCAGGCTGACGATGATGGGCACTGCTATATGTTTCGCGACGAGCCGACCGAGATTTGTATGCAACACACCGGGCGCAAAGTTGTTATGATTGAACGCCCATCAATCTTAGGTGTTGCCGCAATGGTTGCGCTCCTGATGAATACGGACACCACAGATGGAGATAAGTCATGAAATTCTATGTATCCTTTGGGCAAGACCACGTACACAACGTAGGTGGCGTTACTTTGGACAAAGACGTCCTACTCGAAATCGAGGCCGACAATGAGGGCGAGGCCCGAAGACGTGTTTGGAAAACCATCGGACCCGAATGGCACAGGGTATACACCGAAGACACCGTCAAGTTCGAGTACTTTCCACGCGGTACAGTCACCATTCCAGGAGTTTAATGCTGCTGCTGTTGATATGACTATCAGTTCTAAGTTATAATAGAGTTAACAGCACACCACAGGAAAAGGCATGAGCAAGAAAACAACCCAGGAGAAACAAGATGGTCTAACGTCAGAGGAGATAGAGATTAAGATCCTTCACCTCTTGCGTATCTATCCGATCATCTCACCAACGATGCTACAAAGTGGTCTTGGCCCGAGCACACGGCCGGCCCAGTGGCGTCCTGTACTTACCGCCCTTATAGAGTTGGGCCAGGTAATTGAAGAACAGGTGTCGATGCAAACACCATCAGAACGGTACAACACTTACAGTAAACTTTCCCTACCAGGAACGACAGTAAGTGTCAGTGAGTGAATATCATATAGGTCTATCACCACACGCCATCGATGACTTAGGTCTTTCAGGGCTAGAGCCGAAAGACATAGCTGCTCGCGCAGTAACACCAGCTGAGATCGCCGCGACAATGGGCGATGCGGGTAGCAGAGTCCCCGACGGATACGTGATCCCCTACTTTGATATCCGGGGAGAGAGTGTGCCTTACTATCGAATTAAGATCCTCGACACGCACGCGGGGGTTAAGTATCGTGCTATCAAGAACGAGCCGAATCACATCTACTATCCGCCCAAACTGCCTGCGCTCTTAAAGCAGCAGCAGCCCAATTACATGATCATCACCGAAGGCGAGAAGAAGGCAGCATGTGCTGTCAAGTTAGGTTATCCTTGTATTGCGCTAAGCGGAGTGGACAACTGGCGCAATAGACGAATAACCTTCCCTGAATCGTCCGAACTCACGAGGATCAAAAGTCGAGGAGTGATCCAAGCCAAGATCCCGTCAGGCGACTCTAATGCACTGGTAATGGAGGACTCTGGCATTGTGGCAGTAGGCTTCCACGACCTTATCGACTTCCTAGTGGTGCGGCAGATGGAGGTCATTATAATTTTCGATACCGACAAAGGCGGCATCAAAACACAGGTGCAACGTGCCGCAGCCCAGCTAGGCTACGAGCTACGCTACAGAGGCTTGCCTATCATTCGGATACGTCAGCTAGTTCTACCCCCCAGTGTTAAGGGTGATAAGATAGGACTAGACGACTACTTCATGCGTAAGGGGTCGAAGGAATTCGCCAAGATCCTACGAGTATGCCGACGCAAGCGCATTGCATTCCCACGACACCCTAATCCTAAAACTTTCGTCGCCTCCCGTCTCCAGAAATCACGCCTCTCGCGCAAGGAAACTCAAGACGTATCCTTGAGTATTTTGATGGAGCTGGAGACGCGGGGGCGACGTCTTAGAAACGCTGCAACCAATGACATGTTCTACTTCAACGAACAGTCACATACGCTTATGGAAGTGCACCTCGGGAATCCAAGGATCATGTTGCACGATACAGCATTTGGGTCGTACCTATATCGGGAGTTCAATCTCTCTGCAACCGATACGCGTGTCGTTGGCTGGCTGGCGTCCCAGTTCCACGGCGAGCCCGGCACAGAGGACACAATGACGCGCAAGGTCTTTGCTAAGCCAGAAGAGATGCCTGATTGTATTGCCTACCAATTGTCTGACTCGCACTTCGTGATCATAACACCCAATCCTGAGAAGCCCTACATCATATGTGAGAATGGCATGCACGGTGTGCTCTTCGAACAGGGACACGTTAAACCCATAGCCCACGCGGCGATAGAATTGGAACTGGAGCAGCACATCGAGAGTGACGAGTGCCTATGGCGTATGGTCTTGAAGGACTTTAACTTTACTCCTAGCGTTCCATCAGCAGATAGTGCAGTAGGCAATGAACAACATCTTAAAGAGGGCCGGATGCTAGCTATCCTGCTCTATTACATTTCGCCTTGGCTCTTACGGTGGCGCGGTACTCAATTGCCGGTAGAGCTGATCTTAGGGGAACCCGGCTCCGGCAAGTCTTCTCTTTACGAGCTGCGCCAAACTATCGTAACCGGGTATCCCCGCCTGAGCAATATGACTAATGACATAAGAGATTGGTATGCAGGAATTACTAGTCGAGGAGGGATCCATGTGCTCGACAACATCCACTTCACGGCCACGACCAAAGATTATCAACAACGCCTCTCCGACGAGCTTTGTCGACTCGTTACCGAGCCCGACCCGCACGTGGAGATGCGTAAACTGTACACCAACTCAGAAGTGTTATCGCTGCCGGTCACTACGACTTTTGCTCTTACGGCAATGGAGCAACCTTTCTACACGCTTGATCTCATTCAGCGCGCGGCTATTTTCGAGCTGGAAGTTATCCAGGCCGGACACGACGCTGGATGGGTCAGAAATCAAGTCAGCATGGGACGAGGACGAATAGGATGGGTGGCTCATCAGTTAGCGGCCCTGCATAAGTTCCTCAAGCTGGCAGTATTCGAGGGTGCCTGGGACGAGAACTACCGGGCCACACATAGGCTTGCCAACTACGAGCAGGTACTGATGTTAATGGCGCGTGTGCTCAAGATGGACCATGAATGGATTCCTGAAGCCCTTAAACGCCAGACGGCTACCAAGATGTCCGAAACCGACTGGACAATGGCGGGCCTGGAGGAGTTCGTAGGGTGGGCGAAGGACAAGAACCCAGAAGATTACCAAACCGTCCGCTTTGGATCCAAGGAGATTGGCGCGTGGGCGCAGGAACACGAGACATATTGCAAGAACGGAACATTGATAAACACCTGGAGACTCGGCAAGTATCTACGGGCGCATCGAGGCTCGATTCAGAAGCTATTGCATATGCACGAGAGTGGGACACTGAACAACAAGACCGTGTACTCCATCGATTAGGAGAGAAAGATGACTAACCAGGACAGAATCCAGCTTGCCGAGGCGATGAAATTAGAGATTTACAGTCGCGGGGCAGACACATATCCGCTTAGAAAATTACACAATAACCTTATGCAGCCCTTCACTCCTCTCACAGACGCTAACGACGACGTTGCGATATTGGAGTGGGCAAGAACTACAGACTATTGCGTGTGCGGCCATCCAATCTGGGAGCTAATTGATAGCGAACTTGTTCGTGCCGGCGACGAAATGCTGACTGACTACAAGGTTGGAATGATTGCCAAAGCTGCATCGAGGGCGTTGGATCGTGCCTCGGAAGAGCCACAACGTGATGAAGCACTGAATCACCTAGATTATCGGTCAGATACGGACAAAGAGCTATGACTGACCAAGACAATCGCAGCTTTCCAATACAGCGCAGCATCTTATTGCCACGGGAGCAAGCAGTTGTGCCCAAGGATGTCTATATGGCGGCTTACGAGGTTTATTGCCACGTCTATGGGGCACAAGAGGCAATGATTACCGGATGGTGTCGCGGAGGGTTTGGAATTGGCGAACTTGTTGCCTTTCTTTACGCGAAGCCTTTCCCGAAAGAATTGTGGCGAGCAAAAGTTGACGAAGCATTTGATGGGATGAAATTATGAGTGAGCAACAAGACCGTGTACTCCATTGACTAACAGGAGCAGAAATGAGTAATTGCGTTATGTGCGAATCACCATTGCCGGACAATCAGGGATCAAATACCTGTTTAATGTGTTACGGCGATCCGGGCCACGGTACAGACGGCTACTACCAAGACTGGCTTGAGCGCAGTCAAGAGGAAGATATTCAGCATCAAATCGATGGTGCGTGTGACCAGGATAGGCAGAAGCAATGAGCAAGTGCTACGACTGCGATGAGCCGTATGGCTCCCAAAGATTCCCTGATCTCATTATTCCTAATTGGGTATGGGATCAGATTAGTCCAACGGGTAACTCGGGTGGGTTGTTGTGCCCTTGCTGCATTATTCGGCGGCTTGAGCGGAAAGGGCTTGAAAACATTCCGCACATATTTGCTTCTGGGCCGCTGTATATCACCGGCGCAGACGAACCAGCGTGGACATGGGTAGGAAACCTTATGGAGAGATTAAGGCGCGTGGAAGATAAGCTGGATACTATCCAGCCCGAACGGGGCCAGAATGAGCGATTTCAAATTGGGCGTTGATTTCACTTAATGAATATCATATAATAATTATACACGCGAGGATTTCGTGTGACATGTTACACCAACCCAAAGAAGACCAACAGGAGTAAGACCATGGCTGACAAAGACACAAAGAAAGAAGGGCAAGGACGCGCAGTAGTACTGCCAAACGGGAAGCTACGCATCGACTATATCCGTGATGCGTACTACAACGCGAAGACAGGCTTGCACGTCGACGGCGAGCAGAAGACACGCTCGGAGATCAAGAACGCGATCAACGAGATGCTCACCAAGGCAGGCAAGAAAGACGCAGAGATCCCGTACCAAATCGTTTTCGCCGCGACGAAGACGAAGGAAGACCCGCGCAAGGCCGCAGCCGCTAAAGCTGCAGCCGCTGCCAAGACTGCAAAAGACACAGCAGCCGCGGGGGGCGACGCCAAGACGAAGTAAACCGAGCCCAAGCGAAAGCGGGATCAAAGTGTTAGGTTTCTCCAAATCCCTAACATTTCCCGCGCCCGAGGGAAGACAGACACTCCCCCGTTTGTCTTCCCTCACCTACGCGGGACGATCCCGCAGGAGAAGTGAAATGGCGAACGGAGAAGAACGAGAGCACCAAAACCGAATCGAAGCATTGTTAAGTGCTGTACGACACAGGCTTAAAGACGAAACTGCTGACGACATAGTTGAGTCAGCCAAGAAGTACTTTAAGTTCCTTCAGGGCGACGACAAATAGGTTGAAGGCTTCTCTAAGGATCGCGCCTGATGTGAAGAGGGCTAGGATAGAAGTAAAACTATTCGTGAGTCCACCTATCTTAGAGAGGACGAGTCATGGAATTTAAGGAACTTGCTTTGCAAGTCCGTGCATCAAAGAAGCTGCCCGAGATAAGTGACATCCACACCACATTGTGCTTCGATCCTGGACACACGACAGGGTGGGCTGCATTCTCGCGCTTCGACATCATAAGTCACGGAGAGATCGATACAAACAACATCGAGAAGGCCACGCTCGAGGTCGAACTCCTCATCAGCGAGTATCAACCCGACGTCATAATTATAGAGGACTACCGAATTTACAGGCATCGAGTCAAGCAACATGCTGGCTCCGACATGCTGACTACACGCATAATTGGCTGCATCGAAACGCTGGCCATTATGTGTCATATACCACACATCGTCAAGCAACCCGCTCACATTGCCAAAGGCTTCTGCACGGACACGAAGCTTAGAGAATGGGGTTTCTATCAGAAGGGTGAGAAGCACGCTCGTGATGCAATCCGCCACGGCTGCTACTTCCTTTTGTTTGGCGCCATCAAGAAGGCTGACAAAGCAAGGATGACAGTAGGATGAGCCACGCAGACAAAAAGATTCTAAGCATATTGTGCTTGCACCCCAACGATTCTTACTACGTATGCGGACAGTATCACGTGACGCGCATTACGTACGAACAGGTCAATTATGGTGACTACGGTATTGGGCAGTATAACGTGTACAAGGACGATCAGCTCTTCGCAACCGTTATGCACCGAGCAGTAGCAGAGATCAATTACGTACAGGAACCAGTAGGATAAGGAGAACGCAATGGCAGAAGAAATAACACTCATCCTAGGCAATATCGAAGCATTCAACAAAGCCGTGCATTGTGGCGTACCACAAGTCAGTCCTATGACAATTATCACAAAGGATCACGCTCTACAGAGCGGTAAAAGCGGCGCGGTTATAGCCTTCAAAGTTGAATTTGGCGGGTTAATACTAGACGTACAAGCGACAACAACCGTACTAAATCTGCTTAATGCATTATCTGCACTTAGGGGGCGCTACGACGATACAGGGCGCCTATTAACCCACCACACATCGGACGGGAGCGAAAATGAGTTCTGAAATCAATCCCAAGCACTACGACCTAGAAGTCAAAGGCCATAAGTTTGAAGTAGCGGACCTTATGGAAGCCCACTTCGCACAAGATGCACACCTCGCGCAGGCGTTTAAGTATCTAATGCGCGCAGGACGTAAAGCAGATGCCTCCTACGTTGCGGACGTTGCCAAATGTCTCTGGTGGTGTGCCAAGTCCATTATGTTCCACGGCGGAACATTCGAGTTGCCCGAAGGATCCCCATTCATGCCTTTGGGCGTAATAACGCACAAGAAGAAGTCCAAAAAGAAGACAGGTACACGACCAGGCACCCTCAAATCCGGAGTGCACGCTCGAGTGACGAGACCCCAAGTTTCTGGCAGGAGACCCAAGGAGACAGATACGAGCCTTAGGGCAGCACGTAAGTCAATACGCAAGTTAGATAAAGCAGTACGCAAGCCATGAAACAGTGCGTTGGGTGCGGGAACTATAAAGAGCGCAGGAAGTTCTATGCTAGTCAGCTCAATGACGACGGACTGAACCGTTACTGCAAAGCGTGCTGCAAGGTCAACCGCGCGCTTGAAAACGTTCGCAAGCGTGACCGCAAGAGCAAGATCAGTTTCCGCCAAAGGCACAGAGCCAACCAGCTCCAGGTGGAATGTGACGATACTATCACGCTAGTTAAGGTCTTCAAGCGAGACGCAGGGATATGTGCTCTCTGTACTCGATGGGTTCAGCCAAGGCATGCTTCTATGGACCATAAATATCCTCTCGGAAAGGGCGGGACGCATACATGGGACAACATACAACTATCACACCTGAAATGCAACCTGCGCAAAGGAGCCCGCACATGAACGACAAACTAAATTTGCCCCGCGATGTCGACGCGGAGGAAACAAAAGTATCTGGGCGCTTTTCGGTCTCGCCGAACGATTCGGGCTATAGCGCCTTCAGAGCTCATGGCGCATTTAGTGTCAAATGGCGGGTCTTATTAAATGGCCATGAAGTGCCACACGCCGTGATGGCAGACACAGAGCGTGGCGAGATAGTTGCCGCCCTCATCAAAGACGGACACCCTCTTATCCTTGCTGGCGTAATTGCACAAGAAACCCTATATGGGTCCGTCGAGGTCTTCATCAAATGACGATGACACTGCCTGCGGAGTTCACGTACCAGAGGTATGCACGAGAGAAGATCGTGCGTCTTAAACGTACTGGACTCCTCTCCGTCCCTGGGAGCGGCAAAACGCGACCAATCATCGATGCCCTCGTAGAGTTGGGCATGATCGAGCCGCTCGCAGTGCACTTTGAAAATCGATATCCTCTCGGACCTATCCTAATAGCATGCAGTGGGCCAGCTATTGCAACGTGGCTCAGACAACTCCCAGAGTGGACGAACACTCCAGAGCTTAAGGACGATATTACAATAGTGCGTGGCAATAAACACAAGCGCATGATAATGTGGAGCGCAGCCGAAACCTCGGGTCGAGGAATATACCTGATAAACTATAGCATACTCCTCAGGGACGCTGAAGTAATTAAACAGATCCCATGGGTGGCGATAATTGCTGACGAATACCACAAATGCATGAGGCGTAAGAAGAAAAACAAGACCTATGCAGCATTTCAGCAGATGACGCGGCATACTGAAGTCCTAGTACTCGCGAGCGGGTCGTCCTTACGTAAGGACCCAAGCTCGATGTTCACGCTGTTCCAGTTGGTAAAGCCGAAGCTCTTCAGGAGCTATTGGAAGTTCGTGAACACGTACTGCATTGTGCAAGAAGGATACTATGGTAAGGAGATACTCGGTCCCAGAAACGTAGGGCAGTTCAAGAAGATCATGGACCGCTATCTAGCTTATATTCCTAAAGAGGTTGTCGCAGATCAACTACCTGAGGGACGCAGAATGCCTCTGGTCGCCGAAATGACCCGTACACAGGGAAAGCTCTATGAGGCGCTTGCCAAAGACATGGTTGCCTGGCTGGAGTCGGGTGAAATCATTGTAGCAGCCAATGTATTGACGAAGATCCTCAGGCTGCGCCAGCTTTTATGCTGCCCTAAGATCCTAGACACCTCACTCGACATGGGTGGTGGATTCGAGACTATAGTAGACCGCGTAGAAGAGGACCCACACTGCGTGATCTTCGTCCCCTTTCGCCCCGCGTGCAATTACGTTGTGGACGAGCTCCACAAACGCGGCCACAAGCACGTCTATATGATCCGCGGCGGCATTACAACCGAGCAGCAGACTTGGGACGTGAATGCATTTAAGCAGATGCGCGGCATCTTGGTGTGTACGATTGCGTACGCTGAATCCTTCGACCTTGAGACATGCAAGACGTCCTACTTCCTCGGGTACGATTACTCATTGGACGTAAACGAACAGGCAGAAGGGCGTACCCGTCGCGCCATCTCACAACACGACTTCGTAACCTGGCACTACATCAAGTATCTGGACACAATCGATCAGAAGTTCCTGGCAGAGCTTGATTCGGACGCCATAAACGTCCACAGGGTTCTAACACGCTCGAAGGAACTAATCGCGGCACTAAAAGGTGAATGACAATGGACATAAACAAAATGGTTAACGACATAATAGAAATGCCGGACATGGAAAACTCGGATAAGGTCTACATGTTTATACAGTTGTGCGACGACCAAAAGCTGTTGGATGAACTCAATAAGCAGGTAATGGCGCAAGCGGTAGGCATTGTTCCCGAAAGCCTGGTACACGGATTCGCCTACGCCGTACTTAAGATTGCGAAGCCGCATCTGTTCGAGGCCCCGAAGGGTACGTAATGTGTAAACCTTAGGACGAGTTGGATGGCAAGCAAAGCAGGATACACGGCGAAATGTAACCATTGTGGCAAACGCTGTGCTCTCTATAGTGAGGCAGAGACCCTATGGAAGCACGTGATCAGGGACAAGTCAAAACAGTGTCCGGGGACCTGCACGGCGGATTATACAGATCGGAAGCAGATCCCTGTCAGGCCCTCCATTGTCTACGAGCCGACTGATGACTACCCGATTCGACCCAAAGCAGTAGTGACTACACGTGCTAAGCAATTCCGAGAGAAACCTGGCGAAAACTGGTTAAACCGGTGGGAGAGGAAATTTGGTGTCAAAATATCTGACGAGAGTGCGAAGGCGCTAGGAAGGGGTAAGTACGTTCGGAGGGACAATGAAGGAAATTGACTTAGGGGAACGTCCAAAAGAGGGAATCGCACGAAGTGAGTGTGAGAACTGCAGCGCTAAATTCACGCGCAAGAAGCCACACCACATTTACTGCTCCGACTGCATTAGGATTATGTACAGAGAAGATGAGGTCGAAGACGACGAAGACCTACCAGAGGTAAGGTTCTAAAGATATTTTTATTTGCCCTCTTGATGACCTACAAGTATATCCTATATAATTAACAGTATTAAATGATGTAGTTATATTTGCACATGAACAAGCTGAATAGGATATGTTTGACGAAGAGCAGGAGCCAAGAACAGCTATAATCCGGACTAGTGACCGCCAACTCTTCAAACGATGCCGCCGAAAATGGGGCTGGCATAGCGGGCTACGACAGAACCTAGCTATTAGCGACAACCCAAGTTATTTCTGGCTGGGTACTGGCGGTCACTTTGCCATGGAGGACTATCATGGCTACAACCATTACCAACACCCAGTCGAGGCGTTCCGCGCATATGTTGAGGCTTGCCGCGCATTCCATTCAAAGCATAAACACGGCCTTCCAGATGATTGGGAAGAGCAGTCAGCACTTTGCGAAGGTATCCTCGAGCATTATCTCGTCTGGTCAAAAAACCGAGACACGCTCCAGACCATATGGATAGACGGCGAACCACAGGTCGAAATCACCTGTCACATCCCACTGCCCGTTGAGCCACCTGAAGGCTTCGACAAAGTAGTATATCAATTCACCCTAGATCGACTGGTAGAAGTAGAGGACGAGTACTGGATTCAGGACTGGAAGTTCTACAAGAACTTCAGTCAGGGCTCTTTGGACATAGATCAACAGATGTCCGCGTATGTATGGGCAGCTAACGCAGTCTTCGAGAAACCCATTGCAGGAGCCATTTTACATGAGTTCCGCAAAACACTGCCCAATTCCCCTCGAATCCTCAGCACCGGCAAATTATCCACTGCCGAGAAACAGGGCACCACACATGGCCTGTATCGAGAGGCAATCATTCGATTATACGGCGACACCGACAAAGCACCCAGGGCCGTTATCAATTGCCTCAATGACCTAAGTGCTAGGGAGTCAGAGAATCGCGACGACTTCATCAGACGCACGCGCACGCGCCGGACAGAGCTGCAGCAACAGTCAGAGGGAACGAAGATCCTCATGGAAATCGAGGACATGTGCAATCCTGACCTACCATTATACCCAAACCCCACGCGCGATTGTTCGTGGGACTGCAGCCTCATGGACATTTGTCTTATGATTGACCGAGACGACGACTGGGGCGATTTATTAAGTGAGCTAACCGTACAACGGGTAGAGGAGAATGAAGGATGGAGACAATACCTAAAAAGGTAGCATCAGTAACGCCGGCAATCAAGATGCCGCAGTTCCGCATCGAAACTGTACAACGACGCGAGCGGTATCTGAAGCTCCTGATATACGGTAACTACGGTGTGGGCAAGACAACGCTCGCGTGTAGTGCACTCGACGTACCTTCGATGCGTGACGTGATAATGATCAACGCAGAAGCAGGTGATCTGTCCGTAGACAACATGGAGGGTCTGGATGCCATTACTGTCACAGACTTCCGAACTCTGGGGCGCATCAACGAGTACCTAAAACAGCACTGCAGAGCTAGAGATGCAGGAGACAAGGACGAGCTGATTAAGATGGAAGCATTCCTGCGCGGCGTGGACGAGAAGGAAATTAAGAAACCACGAGAATACCACACCGCGATCCTCGATACCCTAACCGAGCTCGAAGCATACTGTTTCAATCAACTCCTTGGAATTACTGATACTACGCGCCTCGATGAGGAGTCGCAAAGTGCGGAATGGGGCGAGTACAAGAAGAACAACACTATGATGCTTCGCGTCGTGCGTGCCTTTAGGGACCTCCCAATGCATGTCATCTTCACATGTGCAGAGAAGTACAACCAGGACGAAACCAAGAAGTTTAAGTACACTCCTGACATGACGGGCAAGCTGGCGAAGAAGATCCAGGGGTTCATGGACATGGTTGGATACTATGTTCAAGGCAAAGACGGTGACATAATCCAACGGCGTCTGTATGTGATGCCTTCAGGTCAGGGAAAGTACGATGCCAAGCATCGCTACCAAACGTACAAAGGCGAGTATTTCACCGATCCAACAATTGGTGCAATCCTCAAGGAAGTAGGGCTGCTGAAAAAGGATGGAACAGCACTGAAATAACGACCGAAAAAGAGCGCAGTTCGTACTCATGTGTGCAGTGAGATCGCATTACGAACAACCGCAAACTAGAGCGGCGCGCGAAAGGGCTGGCTCCGGCCCCGACTGGTGTCCCGTATTGGCACTTTCTAGTAGGGCAAGATTTGAATTGGGGTCCGATATCGCCTACCATATCGGATGCAACCTTGAGTAGGCAACTAACTGAAAGAAGCAACATGGAGTAAGTAACATGGCAAAGAAAGCAGCAGAACCGGCTGTAGATTTCTCAGAGGGCGACAGCCTGATGGTGGATCTAAATGACGTTGAGGATGTGACATTCGAGGCCTTGCCTCGAGCGATATATCCTTGTGTCATTGCAGAGTGCGAGTTCAATTACAGCCAGGCATCCTCAAACCCAATGTGGACGCTTGTGCTCGAAGTGAGCGACGGCGAATACACGGGGCGCAAGTTGTACTCGCATCTCGTGTTCGCCGGCAAAGGCTTGCCTATCACGAAGAGGCAGCTCGCACGTATTGCACCCGAGCTATTCGAAGGACCCTTCGACCCGGAAGACGAGAACGTCATCGCGTCAATGCTGGGCAAGAACATCCGCGCGAAGGTCACCCAACGGAAATACGAAGGTGAATGGACCAACAACGTTCGGGATCTGTTTCCCGCAGGTGAAGAAGCAGGCTTCGGCGTTTAACCCATAGGTGCTCAGCCGTGTCTCAGGAAGACTCTCCTGGTGTCATCAAGGCGCTTGAAAAGCTTTCGGAGCACGGTTGGGTACCGCTTAGGGCCGTGGCTGCTCTTCTAGGCTATAACGAGCTTAGGGGTATATATCAAAGGCAGCGTGGGCAAAACGCAATACCAACAATCAAAGTTGGTGGCCAATATCGGGTGTACGAGGACATTGTCATCAAGACATTAGAGTCTGCACCACCTGACAAACGTGAGGACGCGCAAATGGTCCTCAGGCTATATCGTGCCATTCAGAAACGGGAACAGAAATGATTATTCACGAGATTCCATATGTTGTGCCAGTTTTTGGGCAATCTGATAGTTCTGGTTCGCCGCCCTACCCGATGATGAGTTTTGTCTATTACGGCACCACTTTAGTTCAGCAAAGTCTTCAGCAGGAGAAGATATAATGCCCAAGGACAAAAGTATCTACGATATGAAGCTGCATGACATGATTGGTTATGATATGTCCGCCAGCGATGGCATATCAGGAAAGGACGGCCTAATAGTTACGCGCGTCCCCGGTGGTTGGATCTATGTAATGGGCAAGGACCGAGGTGCGTGTTTCGTGCCCTATTCGTCCGAATTCAAGTAGGAGAATTATAATGCCACGTGCTTACGTACTCCTATCAGGAGGCATCGACTCCACTACGTGCCTCGCACAAGCCATTAAAGACTGGGACGGGCTCGTGTGCGGGGTCAGCTTCAATTATGGCCAACGACATATAAAGGAGATCGATCATGCACGCACAGTCGCGGCGGCACTTAGTTGCGCCTTTATCGAGAAGGACATTTCTGGGATCATTGGCAAAGGTGGGATTACTGATAACGCCCTTGTCATGCCTCAAGTTTCCTACGACGACCTTCCCAAAGGCGTCAGTCCCACTTACGTCCCTTTCCGCAACGGAACTTTGCTCTCGTGCATTACATCGCTGGCTGCTACAGACCCGGAAGCTGTGGCCATCTACTTCGGAGCGCATGCAGATGATGCTGCCAACTGGGCATATCCTGACTGTACACCGGAATTTATCGGCGGAATGGCAAACGCTATCTACATTGGTACGTACCACAAGCTTCGACTCTATACCCCGCTCATCTTCATGAACAAGGGACAGATCATTGTGCGTGGGCGAATGCTAGGCGCTCCATACGAGCTTACTTGGTCGTGCTACGAGGGCGGCGATTATCATTGCGGCGTCTGTCCTACGTGCCGTTCGCGTCGCGAGGGATTCGAGAAGGCTGCCTTAATGGATCCTACGGTGTACGAACAAACACCCCCTGCGGGGATAACAGTATCATGAGCAACAACAAAGAACAAGTTCGAGTGCTCCGAGTGCTGGAATATGCTGGCACACGCGATTTTGTTGAGAAGTCACTGCAAAACCGAAGCGTTAAAAGCGCTATGATAACGCCGGACGGACGTATTAGCGAGGCATTCGTCGGAGGTGTCTTGGGCTTCGCAAAAGTGCACGTCGATCGCGACCGCACGCATATAGTGGAGAACGAGTCATGACGGACCTACAAACGGTAGCACAGTACCGAAAGTTCCTCAATGAGACTTCTTGGTACACGCACACAGACGAGGGTAATGCATCCGAGCTGATGTACCTAACCTTAGGACTCGTGGGAGAGTCCGGTGAGTTCGCAGATGCGGTAAAGAAGATCATCCGCGTGTCAGGCACAAAACCCGAGTATGAGGAAGAATTTCACCAGTTAATGGGGGGTACTGGGGGCAAAGAAAACTTAATGGACGAGCTTGGGGATGTATTATGGTACCTCGTGAAGCTTGGCGACTTCTTAAACGTATCCTTAGACGGACTGATGGTCCTGAATACCTACAAGCTATATAACCGACTCATTAAACGAGGCAAGTTCACTAAGGAAGAGATGCCGTGGCCCTTCACTGACCCAGCGATTTCCTATGAGGCCACAGAGGAGTACATGAACGATGTACGTATCGACCAAACGCTATGACCACACCTGCGGATACTCCATTGCTTATCGTCAGCACCGAGCGGATTCGCATTGCCGACTCATACATGGCTACTCGCTGGCTTTCGAGTTCGAGTTCGAAGCAGAAGAGTTGGACGTGCGTAATTGGGTCTGCGACTTTGGAGGATTTAGCACCCTCAAGGACCTCCTTGACGAATACTTTGATCACACCCTCCTCGTTGCGCAAGATGATCCGGAACTTGAGTTCTTCAAAAAGATTGGTGATCGTGGCCTCGCGAAGGTGCGGGAAGTCTATGCTACTGGATGCGAAGGCCTTGCAGAGTTCCTCTTCTGGTGGATGAACGAAATGTGGGTCCCGCAGAACGGATATGGGGATAGAGTCTTCTGCCGTAAAGTGCGTGTGATGGAAACCCCTAGTAACAGCGCCTGGGTAGAATTCTCGTGTGAAGGCTGGGAAAAAGAAAAGGAACGGAGGAGTACTGAAGATGGGTACCCGGAAGGAGCACAGGCATGGTAAGCAAAGAAAAGACAATCGAAGTAGCATGCTGCGTCACACCCAGTGGTGATGTGGCCTTCATGCCCAACGATCAGGCTTCGATCAATACCGTGATGGCGCGATGGCGTGCGACCCTCACTGAGGAGCAACAGGCTGAACACACAGAAGCAAAGACCATAGGGGGCGTTGTACTCGTGACCATGCTGGCGTCGGAATACTTCATGATGAAAAAGGAGCTAGTCCAAGATGGGACGTAAAGAGACAATTCGTATCGCATGCATAGTACCTCCAGATGGTCGAGTGGCTTTTATCGAAGCAGATCAAGACGGTATTCGCAATGCTTGGCAGAAGTGGCGTGACAGTTTGAACGACGAACAGATTGACGCGCATGAAGCCGCTAAGACACAGGGGGGAGTTGTACTTATTGACATGCTCAAAACCGACTACGATGGCATCTTTGCAGATAATCGTCACTGGATATCTCAATGACGCAACGTAAAGAAGCAAGGATCCCCGTGATGGAGTGCTTTGGGCCCACTATTCAAGGCGAGGGCCTAATGACGGGGACCGTAACACACTTCCTCAGAACGGGGGGCTGTGGTCTCAGATGCAGCTGGTGCGATTCTCTATTCGCAGTCCTTCCAGCGGAGATCAAGAAGTACCGCACGATGATGACCACTGGGGAGATCCTCAAGGCAATCCTCGAGCTGCCCAAAGCACCGTATATTACATTTACTGGTGGCGATCCATGCATACATAAAGAGCTCGGCACTATCATTCCAGCACTTAATGTCCACGGAATGCACGTCGCCATTGAAACACAAGGTCAGTTGTTCCCCGATTGGCTTGTACTTGCAGATGTAGTCACGTTCTCGCCCAAAGGCCCGTCCTCAGGCAATGTCGTAGACATCCACGAAGATGGCCTATATGACTGGCTTGGTCACCATAGCCCCAAACGACCGTTCAGGTGCTGCATTAAGATCGTGGTCTTCGACGTGGATGACTATAAATACGCAATAAGTGTATACAATGCCTTGCCCGCGTACTTCTACGATGCGTTCTACCTCACTGCAGGTACACCACTAAATTCCGGCAGCCCACTTAAACGAACAACCGAAGTACTACAGAACCAGCACGCGATCGCAGACATGATGCTCAATCAGGCGGAGGAATTCATATTTAATGATAAGGTCCACTTAGGATGTCAACAACATGTCCTTCTGTGGCCCGACAAAGACAAAGGAGTGTAGCATAATGGCACTATCCTACTTTGATCCATTCGCGCAGGATCTCGAAGACTCAGGGCCCGAGTACAAAGCCCGCATGTTGGCACGAGACCCAAGGCGGGCAGCTGAGGGCCAATATGATGAGGACGCTAGAGACAATTGGCTAGCAAAGAACACTAAACAACGACCGGAGAAGGAGAAGGGGATATAGCATGAGGGTTAAATTTGCTTGGTACGACATCTGGATCGGTGCCTTTTGGGATCGAAAGAAGCGTGCTCTTTACGTTTGCCCATTGCCGACGCTGCTAATTGAAATTCCATTCGGCCAAGTCAAAGCACCGTTGTCTGACAGGTTAGAGCAGCGTGGATTCACCAAAAGACTTGATCGTGTTTGTGGCAGCCCTTACTGCGGCAAGGCATTTTCGACTCGTGACCCAATGCAGATGTATTGCTCCGAAGGATGCAAGCCACCAGGACCACCGGACCCACCACCAGGCGGCCCAATGCCTAGATGGGGTGACGATACAGAGCAGCCAAAACCGCCGCAGAAACAGAACATTAAACAAGGAGCACCAAATGGACCCGTATCATGAAGAGGCCCTGATTGCGGCAGAAGAGGCTGAGAAGAAGCACATCTCACATAAGGCATACATCCGAAAGGTGCTGAGTGAAATGGGCATCAACGTTCAGGACGAGAACTTCGAAGGCACACCGGGGCGTTGGCTCTTGTACCTAAGGAGCTATATAAACAAGTACGACCCTGAAGAGGACCTCAAGAAGACGTTCAAATCCAGGGGCACACTCACGTACGACAACGCAATGATCGTGCAAGTAGGGATCCCCTACAGAGCGGTATGTGCCCATCACCTACTACCGGTTCTAGGGACGGCCCACGTCGGATACCTCCCCAAAGGC